CTGCGGTTGTACTAGTTGATATTGACGTTGCACTGCTTGTTATTCCTGCGGTTGTACTAGTTGATATTGACGTTGCACTGCTTGTTATTCCTGCGGTTGTACTAGTTGATACACTATTAATTACTGTACCACTAGCTTGTAAATTAGTAGCTGTTATTTGATCAATTGTTTCAATATCACTTACTTTAGCAGCACTTGCAAATATTTCATCTGGTTCACATTTAATTTCAAATAAGCTACCAAATGATTGTGTTGTCTGCCTCGGAACTATCAATATACTTACCAATTTAGGCGACAGCTGGTTTATAATATAGGCACTAAGTTCTTGGAAGTAAAATGTCTCTCCAAAGTCCCAATTTTCAATATCAAAAAACTGATTAATTGCGTCAACAATCCCTGATTTAAGTTCATTGTCATTGATAACTACATTAGCATTTTTAACAATTTTAAATTTAACTTGCAAATCCGGAGTTGCTTTATCTCCAAACAATACTTTATATTTTGCAGGATGATAAATTATTTCGTCGCTTATACTTTTTATTTTATTAATCGCGGTTCCATAACTTCTAAATAATTCATCGTTACTGGGCGGCTTAGGCTTTGTTAAAATTGTTCCAGCAATATATTGCTTTACTTGTATATCATAAGACTTTGATAACACATATGTATCAATAATATTACTTGCACTTGGGTCAATTCTATATCCACTATCAGCAACATGGATATAATGAAATTTTAACCCTGAACGGCCAAAATATGCTTTATAGTCTGTATTAATTACAGTGTTGTTTAGTACTTTATTAAGCTTTCTAAAAATACCTTCATCAATTAGATAAAATATCTGCCCTTCTAATCGTGCGCTGTAGGGAGATATTGCTGCTTCGTTTTGTACTATAATTATTTCAGCAGTTATATTTGCAAAATATTTAAAGTCTTCTACACCGTCGGTTGTTGTATATTTCTTTTGGAATATTAATTTGTCTGCGGTTGCAATTGCAGTATTTTCTTCACCAACAATTTGTTCAAATATATCTGGATCATCGACTACTCCGTCATCGTCAAGATCAATAAACTGAACTTGAATTTTACGGCTGTCTAGATATCCTTCTACATCTCTATATGCATCAGTGATCGTCCAGTTAAAGTCTGTTGTAAGCGGTGTTAGCGCACCGGGTTTACGATTAATATTTAAGATATTAATCTTATCTCTAACTATTTGACCGGTTGCAGGATCATAAATTTTATCAGCAGCATCAAAGAAGAATCTAATCTCATCTGCACTTTCCATTATGTATCTTAAATTACGATAGGTAATTGTGTATTTTTCACCATCTGTTTTAAAGTATAACATCCAACTTGCATCAAGATTCTCACCGCTAATATCGCCTGCTTTACCAGTTGCAAAAGCGCCAAGTGTATTAATGTCTTCTGCTAACACAATCTTCCATTGTCTATCATACTGATCGTATCGTAGTGCAAAGTCTCTGTATTCAAATGTTTGGTCAATTAATTCTACTTTTACATCGTTAATTAATACTTTAGAATAATTAGAAATTAATTGCTGTAATATTGCACCAGTTGGAATAATATCATTTAGCGCGATAGGCGCAATTCCGTCTTCATCTATAGTTGTTCCTGCACCAGAAACAGACACTATTTTAGACCACTTATAATTTGTTTTTCCTAAATGATCTACATCATTGTCATCCATTAGGGTGCCGTCTGGCATAAAATGCTTGCCGACAGGAGCAACAAATTTTAACATTGTTCCTGCTTCTACCAACCGCAAACTATTAGCAGTAAAACTACCTACTGAATATGCATTGCTATCAATATCTTGAAGCAGGCCTAATGACTGGTTTGTACTTGTGCTTGACTGCAACCAAGTTGCATTAAGGTCACTAACAATAATTTTTGGATATTTTGCAAGATAGAAATTTTGTGTGCTTACACTTCCTAAAATTTCTTCAATAGTGTTGTATATAACACCTTCAATATCTGTTTGCGTAGCAAACGTAAACGACTGCTTTTCAACAAACTCTTCTTTGTAAATTACGCCGTCGTCTGCAAATAAACTAGTATTTGAATACTTTCCGCTGGCATCTTTTAAATCAAAAAATCTGCTTATCCCGCTTGATATTCTGTTTGTACTTTTAGTTTTAATAATATCTTGACTAATAGCAAGCGGACCAATGTTATAATCTTCACCTGTAATTAAACGATTTTGTGTATAGTATGTAGTAGGTGCATTTTGTTTAATTTCAGCATTAGTTTCAGTAGCAGTACCGTTACTAACTGTATAATTTAATTTAAGACCAATAGTAAGTGTTTGCACTGATCCGTTTCTTGCTTGGTAAGGAATCTCAATGCTTACAGTATTAATTGCACCGGGCGTTATTACACTGCGTATATTATTACTAGTTCTATAGTATGATCTAAAATTGCCAGCTGGTAAATTTCCAAATACTCCGTCACTAAAGTTTAAATTAATTCTGTCACCAATACGAGTAGTTACTGCAAATACATCTCTAGTTTTATTGAACAAACTATTATAGATAACATTATTACCTTCAGTTGAATCAATTTTTGTCCATTGGTTACTCTCAAACCCTGCGCTATTTAGTGCAAATAGCCAAACATCAGAGTCATTAATATTTTCAGCATCAATTTGAACTGCTTGGTTGGGTGTAGGGTTAGTTACTGCAAAATTTCCTGTTTCAAGTTTGCCTTGACGGAAATGCATAAAGAATCCAGTGTTAGCACTTCCAGCGCCTTGGCCGTCATCACGGAATAAGAATGCAGGACTATTGCCTGGTAGCGGAGCTTCTTCTATAATATCTTCCGCTGATAAGTCAGTACTTACAATTTCAAAACGTGTACTTATACCTTCAATACGCTTAGTAAAAGGATAAATTGCTTGCCCAGTATTTGTGGCATTTAAGCGATATTTCTGTGTTTGTACATCTGCAATTAGTGCAGACTTTAACGGATTACCAATTGAGTTAGACAACGGCAATGCTGAATTCATAATCTTGACAAACTGTTCAAAGTAATTTGAATTAGTTTGATCATTCCACTTAATAGTAATGCCTGCTAAATTTAATCCATTACTATCTAAAAGATTTTCAGTTGTCTTAATTGTATCAAACTTTAGTAAACCGTTCGCTGCTTGATTACGTCTTGGATTGTAAGACAGCATACGTGCAAGTCGTAATACGCTTTCTCTGCGTTCTGCTGTTTCAAGAAAGTTTTCTCTAGCATTCAAGTCAATACGGAATGACAGATTTTGCCCAAGGAAAGCAATCATATCAATTAGTGCAAGATATTCACTTGACTCAATATAATCGTTAAAATCCTCTGGGTAATTTTGACGCAGATAATTAATCATTGTACGACGAAGATTATCAAAGTCATAACTCTGGAAATCAGCGTTTCTAAATGATTGGTAAATTCTTTTCCAGTCTTCAGCTACTAATAACCTTGACTGTCTATCGCTTGAAGACATGTACGTTTCCTTGTTTACTAATAATATTTATCTTATAAGGAAAAGTACGTATTTAATTCTTAGCGTTAAAGTAGTCCGTTTTCTTTATCAAATTTAAAGCGTAATTGGTCAGTTACTCCAAACGGCAGCACAGTTATTGTACAATCAATCTGTATACCTTGTTCGTAAGTATCTATTACAATGTCTTCAGCTCTTATTCTAGGATCGTAGTTAATAATACGAGTAACATCTTCAATTATTGCTTCTTGTACTTCAATGGTAAATGGCTCGTATAATATATCCCATATTATTGTGCCAAATGTAGGATCACTTAATTTTTCAGTTTGACGTATATGAAAATGATTTATTAAATCTTGTTTAATAAGTTCAAAGTCATACAAACTAAAACTTTTAGCATCTGCAACTGTAGAAAATCCTCTATATTTTCTACCTACTGTAGATTTTTGTACAGGCTGACTTACAGTTACTCTTTTATACAGATTTTTTTCTAATTGACTCATACTATATTTACCCTTATTGTGCAGATGATCGATGTAGTGCTACTGTTGCAGTAGCTGCACTGTTATCTGTCGGATCTTGTGTCGGCGGATTAGCTTGTGCTTTAGCAATCTCTTGTTCTAAACTTCTAAGAGCATCTGCTTCTTCGTTATGGAATCTGTTAACAACACTATCCCTAACACCTTGTGTACTACTTTTAAAATATCGTGCGCCATTTTCTGCGCGGCGTTCTGCATAAACTGCTCTAATTAATGCCGAATCAGTGGGCTCAGTTGTAGTAGGAGGGCTTGGCGGATAACTTAAACTAGCAAGTGCTCTTTCATAGACGTTGCGTGCGCCGCCTGGACCGTGTTGTATAGCAGCAGACCATACAG